GCCAGCAGATCCACAGCAGCATCAAAGCTAATAAAGCCGCCCATTAGAGCCGTATTAAGTGCATTTACCAAGGTATAGATGGTATCTGCATACTCTTTTTCATCCCGCTCGATAACGGCATCCCATGTTATTCCCACTTCGTAGCTCTCGAATCTCTTTCC